AGGATCTTTTGTGTTCTTTTTATCAGAATCCACTTTATTTGGATCATAGTTTGGATCAGGATAATCCTCCCAACTATTGCCCTCATACTCAACTATCAAGGGATTAATATCTTTTCTTTCACCATATACATGATAAAAACAATCAATGGTCGATAAATCAGTGATCAAATCAGTGTTAGTTGAATCCTCTGCGATAACAATGAATTCATTATTAAACTCTTGAATTACAAGATTTTGATTTGATCCAATTGGTTGTAACTGAACAGTGATACTATCTTCATGAACTAAATCTTTCCAATAATCAGGCAAATTAATTACATTAGACTCTTTTAATCTACCACGACAGTAAACTGCAACCTCTGGGCCCTCAATACATGCATAACGAAGACGATGACCCTTACCCTTTGTAGGATGAACTAGATCAAATGGTTTTGGTGATGCATCTGCAGCAGCAAACCTAGATGCGAGTCTTCCTTTATTACCTGTATCAGTTGAACCACTTACAAATAAATCACCTTCAATAATAACGGCATCTGGACTTCCTCCAATAAAAGTTGCAGCACGAGCAGAACCCTTTGTTACAAGCAAACCATCTGCTGTTTTACCATCACCAGAAATACTAACATTACCATCAGCCTTAATTGCTAGATTTGATTGATATGCTGGTTGAGTATCAAGTGAATTTTGTGGTGCTGCATTTGAAGCGACATTCAAAGCACCTTCATATCCTGGCGCAGCTGATGGTTTTCCAATTAAAACAGGGCCATTTAAAATAGCAGATCCAGTGGGAGATGTGTCAGGTGCAGCATAAGAAACGTCATTTGTTCCCACTATTAATTTGTCTGATTGAAATCTAGAAATATTCATAATTTTCTCAATGATGATAATTGTGTTTTCTTAAGGTTTGCTGTTAATGCACCAAAGTTTTCATCAGCAAAAGCTGCAGCAACCATAAATCCATACTTAAGTTCAAACTGACCTTTAGCTATTACAGTCATGTCTTTAGAAGACTTAACTGTAACCTTTTCACCTTGTACACGAATGTCAGGAGCTCCAATGTCTGCGATTCTCTCTGCTTTTACAGTGAATTGTCCATCTTGACCTCCACCATTTGCATCAACAAAAATATTTTTAGCTCTCAATAATATATTACCATTTTCACACTCAAAAATCATATCACCTCTTTTCGCTTTTACGATCTTCGCTGGAAGTTGTGATATATCTCCAGCATTTCTAACCTTTAAACCTTCACCAAGAACTTCTGTATAAGATCCAGGCGTATATAAAACTGCTTTACCAGTTCCAGGCCCGCCACCTTCAGACGCACCTTGACCTGTACTAGCATAAAATCCAAAAGACTGAGCCTCTTGTGTTTGAATTTCATAGTTAGTATCACCATGTATGCTACTCTGTCCACTTTGAATAGCATATCTTAACTTGGCTTGTCTTTCTAGATTTTTTTTATCGTTTGGTGCTTTTGACATTTTTATTTTTCAATACAACTAATCACGGTCACAACTACATCTTGAGATACTTGAGGAAGTTCAGCAAGTTGAGATGCATCATCAACTTTAGTAAATTTAAGAACTGGTAGTAATTTAGCACCAGCTCCAGTATCGCTATTTATTGTGATGTCAGGAAGTCCAGTAAATCCAAATCCACCATTGGTAACATTTGCACCCACTATTAAACCATTTTGAATATTCAAATCAATTTGTGCATCTCCAGGCTTCTGTATTATATCACCAGTTGTATCGCCTGGCACTACAATAGAACCATTACCAACTGAAGCTGTATCATTATCATCATATCCAAATCCAACGTTATCAACTATAACATCACTTAATGAGGTAACATATGATGTTTCACCATCATAATTTCCATTCGGATCTGGAATCACATCTTTAACGTTTCCATCAAGATCAGTTTCTGTTGTGTTAGGTAGATATTCTTGTCCAGAATCTGTCATCACAACATCAATCACACCAAACTCAGTTCCATTTGGATCTATCACAGTAACAATGTTTCCATCGTCATCTAGAAGATTATTTCCATTCTCATCTTTGACAAAAGAGACATTACCCATAATTGGATATCCTCCAGCGCCATAACCTTTATCACAACTATCAAAGAATGAGAGTAAAGGTGGTTCTGTATATCCATAACCTGTTCCATTAATCGCAACCCCGATAATTTTTCCAAGAACATTTACGATTGCACTTCCAGTTGCACCTTGACCACTACTACCTATGAAATCAACTCTTGGTGGGCCACACTTGAGAACGTTAGTATTACAATTTGGAGCGCTAGGTTTTGCTGGAATTCCATCTGCGATACTATCAATATTTTCAGCAAAGTCGGTAATAGCATTTAATCCAGCTTTATCAAGTATATTACCAAAAACATCAAAACTATCTCCAATTGCTTTATTAACTCCATTTTTTGAAGAATATGAAGTTGATGGAGGACAATTAACTTTATCACAATCAAGAACATTAGTAATGATATTTGCAAATTTAATCGCCTTTGAGAATGTCTTACTTGGTAATGGCAATCCACCACCTGTAATACTATTCAATTGTCCAAACATACTTCCAAGATTCGAATCTAAAATGTTATTAATCTGACCAAACATATTACCAAGAAAATTTTCTACACCACAAATCGGAACATCTAATACTTGACCAATCATATTTTCTAAACTCTTTGAAAGATAATCTAATAATTGATCCTGTATTTTTTCAATATTACAAAAAATTACACTTGTTAATGCATTTGTGGCTTGACCTAGTACAACTTGATTGAATTTATCAACACTACCCTCCATAGTTTTATCTAATTTATCAAGAGTATCTTGAATCAACCATGAACGACCACGACGAATCAATTTAGTCATAGAATTATGAACTAGATTCGTTGTCTGTCTTATCTCTGAATTAATATCAACAATACCACCATAAATCGGATCTATGTTTGCACCTCCTCCAATACTTTGAAGAGACTCTACTTTTCTTGTAAAATTTTTGATTGCATTACTTATTTTTGATATCTCATTATCTTCACAAGGACTAAAATTATCAATAACTATGTTTGTAGCTGCCTCTTTTTGTTTCTGTGCAATTGTTTTGGAAACTTCACCAGGCGTAAATGAACGAGGCCAAGGTGATGCTTGATGTTGATTTTGTTTACCAGCAGTTTGAACTACTTTTGGTGGAGTGTATGGTGTAAAACAAGTTTGTCTCTTAGCATTAAACATTGTTGTCGTTAATTCATCCTCAACAAATGTTTGTCTGAACAATGTTCCAAATATAATTGGTTGTTGTGCGTCATCACCATCTGCAAAAAATCCAACAACAACTTCTCCACCTTGATACTGCACAGTTTCTCCACAACCACCAGTGGTTGCAGTATTAGGTGGTAGAAGAATATGAGCTAAAGGTAGATCTTTGTCTGGTAAGTCATCAGCACAATCATGATATCCAACAATACGAACACGACATCTAAAAGAATAGATATCTTCTTCATTTTCTGCTTGTGTTTTTTCTAAGCATTCTTTCCACTCTCCTTTATCTGGATCGGTCACTTGACCAATCCACCAACGGAAATTATCTTTTCCAAAAAAATTAGTTGATGGTTGATACATCTAATTAATCGTCATATACTAGACACTCTGGTTCATCAGGGTGCATGTCGCAAAATAGTTCTAGTGCGTTTGGATCATGATGATCGCCTGCTGCAATTTCATCTTTATGATGTTCTGCATACTCTTCTAGTTCATGCAATTCTTCCTTTGCATGTCTTCTTGCTGCTGGATTCGCTTGTGGATCTTCAACAATTTTTTTATCATGTTCAATGTGATCTTCAATAGATTTCATTTGATTCTCCTGTTTCTTTTATTTAAGCGGTAAACACATCACGAATTAATTTCAATTCAGTTCCTGTTGATGCGGTAAGACCATCAATAGTATGTTTTAATTCAGAAATTAAATATTTACCACTAATATCATTGTCATCTGGTCTACCTGTTGTTTGTGTTTCCTTATCACCTTTACTAACGGGCAGTTCAACTTGAATCATTTCACCAGCTCTTAAATCTGGATTAAAAGGAATAGAAATGCTTAATGTTTGAGAAAATAATAAGTTAGTTCTAGCATAAGATTTATTTTGATAAATGGCAAGCTCATTTTCTTTCTCCACGTCCTCCTTTTTAGCACCTTTTTGCAAAGCTCCTTTATCTAAAATTCTTAACATCAATCTAGTTGGAACATCCTCCAATTTGCTTGGTAATTTGGGTGGTTTTGATAGACCAAGTTCTGAAATTTTAAAGTCAACTGTCTTTGTAGTTCCAGTTTCAATGTCAACAAATATTGTTTTATTTGCATACATTCCCATTCTACAATTCATACCAATATCATTTGATGAATCTAGATTATTTTCAATAATTCTAAAATCATTTACAGGAGTTCCATCTGGTTCAATG